GAGGCAAGCATTCAAAGAGTGCAAGCAGCAATAAGGCGAGCAAGAACTACAAGAAGCCCTACGGAGGGCAAGGTCGTTAAGTCGGTTCAACAATTTTACTTAAGATTGTTAAGTAGGTTTATCAAAATCAAAACCAATAACGAGCAAGATTTTATTAAAATCAAAACCAATGACCAAGAACTTTACGCTCGCTGAACTGACCAAAACGAATACAGGGCTTCCTAACGCTTTACCGAAGCACTTGGAGGGAAACCTTCGTGCGCTTGCAGAAAACGTCTTACAACCTGCGAGAGATGCGTTAGGAGCGATTGAGGTAACGAGTGCGTACCGCAGCCCCGAAGTCAACAAGCGAGTAGGCGGAGCAAAGACCTCGCAGCACGTGCAGGCTCAAGCGGCTGACCTAAAGTTCTTCGGAGGCAATGATGTGTTATTTAAGTGGATTGCCCGCAACCTTGAGTACGACCAAATCATTTGGGAGTTCGGGACTGATGTTGAACCTGCGTGGGTTCACGTGAGTTATGTAGAAGGCAAGAACCGAAAACAAAAACTAAAGGCAGTAAAAGTCAATGGCAAAACTAAATACCTCCAATTTTGATGAATGGCTCAACCAACTTGAGGAAGCACCTCAACCGACCTGCAACATTGACAATCCTGATGGCTGCGATTCTTGCGGTAGCTAACGGATGCCGTACTGCTCAACCTATCCTACAGAGTGTGATTGTCAAGGACACGGTGATTGTAACCGAAACAAAGTACCTGTTGGACACATTGGAGGTTCTAAAGGACACGACCATCTATCAAGACAAGGTGCGCCTTCAGCTCAAGTACATAGACCGAAAGGTCGTGGTTGAGGCTACGTGCCTGCCTGATACCATCCGTGTCACCCAAACGAAGGTGCTGACCAAGCAAGAGCCAAAGCGCAAGGGATGGAACTTTGACCAACTTGTCTTCGGTTCATTGGCTGCGCTGCTCATCATCTACCTATTCAAGCGGTGGGTGGACAAGTTGACCGAATAAGCCCGTAGAGGGCATTTATATGCGTTCTAATACACTTTCTACCCAAAGTGGTATGGTTGTATGGTTATGCGTATAATAACGCAGCAGAAGCAAGATTCCTTTCTTTTTCTTTACTTGGTTTCTTTTTCTTTCAAGTTACTTGGTAAGTTAGTATACTTGTAAGTAAGTTAACTTGATACTTGACTTAATCAAGTAAGTTGTATAAAAAACAAAATAATCTTGACATACGCAAGTACCTATGCATAGATTATGCTAATTTATATTCATTCTAAATAGTGAGCGACTACATTTTTTTGTATTGGGATGATTTACCTTTGAGCAAACCATCAGACAATGAGCAAGACACCAACCTACTACATCGGCAAGCTGAAGCAGATAGAGGCGAAGGATGTGGTGCAGGACTTCCAACCCGACAACTACAATCTGGGAACTGCACTCACCTACCTGATGAGGGCGGGCAAGAAGCCTAACAACCCCATCACCCAAGACATCAAGAAGGCTATCGCCCACCTTGAGTTTGAATTAGAACGCCAAATCCACCTATCAGTCCAAGATGAGCAACGAGCAACAAGCACAACAAGCGAAGTCAAATCAGTTGAGTATGCAGTACTATACTAACCCCGCCAAACGCAGAAAGATTGACTTCATCCTTGAGGAGTGTGCTTCGCTCTTTGCCAACTGCGGCAACTCGTATGCTGAACGCCAACAGGCGAAATACAAAGAGCAAGAGCTACTCGCAGAGGTAGCAAAACTTGACCACCACTTCGCCATCCAATGCGGTTACCAGCAGGCAGACTGACATCCTACAAGGTCACCGTAGGCAAAGTACCAAGCCTCAATGCCTTCTACGCATCCAAGCATTGGACAGTCCGAGCAAAGGCAAAGGACAAGCATTGCGGTGAGGTGCTTGCGCAGCTTGAGAAGTACGACAAATACGAGCTTAAGAATGTGCAGGTGAAGTGTCACGTCAATTACCGATACGACTTGGACAATAGCGTGATGGCTATTAAGTTCGCTTTAGATGCATTCAAGCAATGGGGAGGTATAAAGGATGACTCACCGAAGTACGTGAATCGAATCAAGATGACACATTCCGAAGCTATCCCAAAGGACACCGCTGAAATTATTTTTGAGGGTTGGGTAGTAGATTCAAAATCTTGATTATATTTGTAGTGTCAAACTAAAAACCAATCACAATGACACTATCACTCTCTCAAGAAACCTACACCCAAGCCCTACAAGTTCAGCAGGCGCAAATCAAAGCACTTCAAGAAAAGGTAACCGAGCTACAAGCAAAGGTTGAAGTATTGGAGCAGCAAGCAATTCTATTCATTTAAAACCAATCTAACAATGGCAAAAATCGTAAGCATCACCCCGAAGGGGCAATGGCAAGACCTGTTCAAGTTGGAACTCCGCTTTGATAACGGGGACTTCGGAACGGCCTTCGCCAAATCACCAACCCCCTCTTATGCCGTAGGCGATGAGGTGGACTACACCAAAAACGAAAAAGGTACTATCAAAATCAACAAGCCATTTACTGGTGGATTTAGTGGAGGTAACGGAGGCAGCTTCGCCAATACTTCAAAAGTGTCAGGTGATGAACGCTCCGCCTCCATTATCCGCCAAGTAGCTTTGAAGGCTGCGGTGGAATACGCTTGTGCCGCAGGTCACGATGTTAATACCATCTTGGCTAACGCAGCAACATTCAATGAGTGGATGAACGGTAACCAATCTACCGCCACTCACCAAGAGCATTTTGCTTCACGCAACGAGAGTCCGTTCTGATTGGTTTCTTCGGACGTTGCGTAAGAGCCTCCTTCGGGAGGCTTTTTTATTTGACTTATGTTTGTATATTAGCATCACCAATCAGAATATGAAACATCCCGACTTATTACCAAACGAAGCCTCGCTTCCCTACCTTCAAAGGGCGTTGAAGGGCAAATACTTTGACACAGGCAAACTCGGTGTCTACGAACTTGATGAGTACATCCGCTTCAAGGATGGCGAGTTCATCGTAGTCACAGGCCACGCCAACGTGGGCAAGACCCACACGCTGATGTACCTAATGCTTCTTCAGTCCTACAATATGGGCAAGAAGTGGCTCATTTACTCGGCAGAGAACGAGGTCGCATCCCTCAAGCGTAAGCTCATTGAGTTTATGGTGTGCAAACCCATTCAGGGCATTGATGAACTTACGATGCACCGCAAGCTGGATTGGATAAACGAGTACTTCCAATTCATTGACGGCAACAGACTATTCAACGCCTTTGACCTCATTGAAGTAATGGAGTCCATCAAGAATGAATGGGACTACACAGGTGCATTGATTGACCCGTACAACTCGCTGACCACCGACCAAAAGAAGTTGGGCAAGACAGGGATGCACGAATATCACTACGAGGTAGCATCGGCCATTCGGGTGTACGCACACAAGAACAACGTCACCACAATCGTGAACACCCACCCCGTTACGGAGGCGATGCGTAGGACTCACTACAAAGGCCATCCCTACGAGGGTATGCCGATGCCTCCAATGACTTCGGATATTGAAGGAGGCGGCAAGTGGGGAAACCGTGCCGATGCGGTAGTCATCATCCACCGTTATTCGCAGCACGAAACGGATTGGATTTACACCCACGTTCACGTGCGTAAGGTCAAGGAGATGGAAACAGGCGGAAGGGTAACACCTCTTGATACACCCCTTGTTATGCAGTCAATGATTGGTAACGTAGGATTTAAGATGAATGGTCGTAATTTGCTTACGCAAAAGAAAGATGAGCCTGTTGAACTAATCAATCCCGATGATGTACCCTTCTGAAGAACTCCATGACCTGTACATTAGGGAAAAGCAGTTGATGCTTTCGGGTACGGCTATCTGGCTTGCCCATCAAGCAGCAGACAAATCAAACGGCAGAGAGGTGCAGGATGAACTTCTTGACCACGTGATGAACTGCCATAACGCAGACCAACTCTTGCAGCAGTTTATTGACTACCGATTGTTTGCCAACCGCAAGCTCAACGAGGTGATGCTTGCCAACGCACAACTCCGAATCAATAACGAGGAGATGGTGATGGAGATAGAACGTCTGCAACGCATAATTGAGGACAATCTATGAAGCAGATTTTCTCACCATTCCAGCAGTACGAATGCTTTAGAGTAGATGGCGTTGACTACATCTGCTTGGACTACCAAATCATCCAAGACTACGAAGACAAACTTGTGGAGTGGTGCAGCTACTTTAAATTCAAGAGGCTATCCGACCACAAGCACTTTGAAGTACCAATCACCAAAATAATAGAAACCACTAAAGAGGGCAGAGCCAAACTCTGCAAATGCAAATGAGAGCTTTTGAAATACAACAAATGGAACGTGCAAAGTCGGCAATGATGGCACGACTTGGACTTGATGATAAAGACACACGCAAACGAGAATACACGCTTGCAAGAGGCGCATTCGTAAACGCCTATGCTACAAAAGGAACGCTCGTTGAACTTG